CGGCTGAACGGTAACGACCTGGTCGCCGTGGTTAACCAGAACAACAGCCTGACGGCACGGAGAAACTGATGGCCTGGAAGGATAACCTGCTGGACGCCAGCTTTCGTGGCCTGGTGTTCGACTGCCTGCAAACCGAGGACGAGGCCGAGCGTGACACCGCCAGCCATGCCTACCCTTATATGGACGGCGAGGACGTGGAGGACCTGGGGCGCAAGGCGCGCCAGCTGCGGCTGACGGCGGTGTTTTTTGGTGACGACTACGACAGCCGCTTGCAGGCCTTTCTGGCGATGCTGGATGAGCCCGGCCATGGCGAGCTGATCCATCCGGTGTTCGGCAGCATGGCGCGCATGCAGCTGCTGCGCCATGTCGTGCGCCATTCCGCCGAGGACGTGGATTACTGCACGGTGGAGCTGGCCTTCAAGGAAGCCACGCCGGGCCAGCCCTTCTTTGTACAGCAGCTGCCGGCACAGCAGGCACAGGGTCTGGCCTTGCAGGCGGATACAGCGCGCCAGGCCGGTATTGCGGTGTTCGACCAGGCCCTATCCCGACTCAAACAGTGGCAAGGCAATCTGGCCCCGCTGCAGGCATTGGGCGCGGTGATGACCGGCACGCTGGCGGCGGTGCGCAGCCAGCTGCATGGTCTGCTGGCCGGAGCCAGCGTGCTGGACAGCCCACGCGCCTTTGCGGCGGAACTGGTGGGACTGCTGGACGGGCTGGTGGATCTGCGCGGCTTTGATACCGACACCCTGGCCAGTGACTGGAGCAGCCTGGCCAGGCAGCTGGAGCGCATCGTGCTGCTGCCGGCGCAGCTATCCCGTCCGGCCGACCCGGTCCGTGACTTTCCGTCTGTTGCGGAGCACCAGCCGGCCCCAACCCTGCCACCGCGCCCGCAGGACGTGGCCCAGCTCACCGCCCTGGTGCAGACCCTGGCCGCCACCACGCTGGCCAGCACCGCCAGCACGCTGCTGGCCGAGCAGGCCGAGCAGCCCACGCTCACCCCGCCGCAACTGGAAACCATGGCCAATGATGTTCGCCAGCTGCTGCAAACCAGCATCGACAGCCATCAGGCAGCCTACCCGCTGGAGCAGGCCCGCCCGGCGGTCGAGGCCTTGAAAGACAGCGCACTGGCGGTGCAGGAAGCGGCCCGCGCCGTCATCGCACTGGCCCCGCCGCTGATCCTGCGCCGGGTGGAACGGGACGGCAATCTGCATCTGCTGGCCTTTGCCTGGTATGGCGATTACCGCCGCGCTGCCGAGCTGGCCCGTCTGAATCCCATGCTACGCAACCCCAACCACCTGCAAGCCGGAGACCTGCTGCATGCCTACGCCCGCTAATGCCGTGCCCGCCGACCACATCGTCAGCTTGCTGCTGGCCGGCCAGGCCCATCACACATGGAGCAGCTACGAGATTGATTCCGATCTGCTGACCCCGGCCGACGCCTGGCAGCTGCAGCTGGGGCTACCGGATGGCCGCCTGCCACCTGCGCTGCAGGAAGGCGCGGCGGTACAGCTGCGCATCGGCCGCGACCTGGTGATGACCGGTCGTATTGACGACATCGAGGACCCGATAGAGCACGGCGCGCACACCCTCACCCTGCGCGGCCGGGATGGTGCGGCGGTGCTGGTGGATTGCTCTTCGCCCATCTTCACCCGCCGCCAGGCCACGCTGGCCGACATCGTCGCCCAGGTGGTGCGGCCGCTGGGCTTGAGCCAGATCCGCATCGATGCCGCCAATAGTCTCACCCGCGAAAAAATCAGCGTCGAACCCGGCGACAGCGCCTGGGATACGCTGCGCAATGCGGCGGAAGCCAATGGCCTGTGGCCGTGGTTTGAGCCGGACGGGACGCTGGTGATCGGTGGGCCGGACTACCAGCGCCCACCAGTGGCCAGCCTGATCCTGCGCCGCGATGGCCAGGGCAATAATGTCGAGCGCCTGCACCGCGTGCGCAGCATGGCCGGGCGTTATTCGGACGTCACCGTGCTGGGCCAGTCGCATGGCAGCGCACTGCAGGCCGGTCGTCATGCTATCAAGGTGGTGGAGCGAGACAGCAGCGTCAGCGTGTACCGGCCGCGCATCGTCATCGACCACGACGCCGACAGCCTGGCCGCCTCCCGTGCCAGGGCACGCAAGATCCTGTCGGACTCGCGCCTGCAGGGCCTCACCCTGCAAGCTACGGTAAAGGGGCATCGCACCAGTGACGGCCTGCTGTGGACACCGGGCCAGCGCCTGCATCTGCTGAGCGAGCCGCACGACATCAACGGCATTTACTTCCTGATAGCCCGGCGTTTTAGCGGCGGCCGTGGCCGCCCCAGCCAGACCCTGCTGACGTTAAAAGAAGACGGGGCCTGGGTGCTGGACGCCCACCCGCACCAGCGCAGCCACCGCCGTGGCAAGAACAGCAGTGCCACGGAAACCCTGGTGGCGGTGGATGTCAGCCAGCCCACCTCACTCCACAAAGGCCAGCCATGACCCCGGACATCGACCGCCGCATCAGCCGCGCCCTGGCCGGCATCCGCCAGGCCTTTCGGGGCGTGCTGGGCCTCACCAGCAACGGAGCCGGCAGCCAGCTGGCCCAGGTAGAGGGCCTGTCCGACGAAGGCCTGCCCGACCTGGAGCTGTTCCAGCAGTTCGGTTTCAGCAGCAACCCGCCGCCCGGCACCGCCGTCATCGTGTTGCCATTGGGCGGCAAAACCAGCCACGGCATCATTGTGGCCACCGAGAATGGTCAGTTCCGCGTGCAAGGCCTGGCCCCCGGCGAAACGGCGGTGTTTAACGCTTTCGGCGATACCTTTGTATTTAAAGACGGCCAGATAGCAGGCACCACCAAAACCTTTACCCTCACCGCCAGCGAAGGCATGCGCTTTGACAGCCCGCAGGCCGAATTTACCGGCCAGGTCATGGTGCGCCAGCAGTTAAGCGGCCAAGGCGGCATGGCCATCAAAGGGGGTGATGGCGCAGTGTTCAGCGGGGACGTGCGGCAGGAGGGAGGCAGCTACCAGACGGATGGTGATGTGGTGGCGGGAGGGGTGAGTTTGCGAGGGCACAATCACCACAGTAATTGATTTGCATAAATATTAATGAGATTATAGTGAAAATAATTCTTTAAGGCACCATAACCATGATTCCGCCTGAAAACAATGAAGAAGATCAATTGGCACGGCAATATTTAGAAGAATTACTAAATCTTGCGATAGCCCTCTCCAATCCAGACGACTTCCCCAGTCTCATAAGCGATAACATTAAAAGCATAAAGAGCGAACTGAATGAAATAAATAACAACACAATACATTTTGTCGCCATAAATGAAATAAAAGGCATATCAGAAACCATAAAAAATTACATTGAATTCATTGAAAAAATCGAACATATTGAAATAGATAAATTAGATACACAGGAGAGACTTTCCATTTTAGAAGAATCCTCCAAATTTAGAGGAAAAATATTTGCACAAACATCACCATTCAATAAAATGGCAAAAGTAATTGCCAACAATTTAGTAGCAAATAAAGTTGACAGAAATTTAGAGAAATCTGAGAAAATATTAGCAAGCGCAAAGCAGTTAGCCACAAACCAATTAACCAAAAAACAAAGTAAATTTTTCCAAGACGAGGCAGACAAGCACAACACACAAAGCCATCAATGGAAAAACTACTCCATTGCACTATTTGTACTTACATGCATCTTGGCAGTAACTGGAATTGCAATGGCATTCTGCCCATCACTACATCCAAAACAAAATGACACATACCAACTCATCCAGATCATTACTGGAAAAATTATTCTAATAGCCATTTCTATTTATGCCCTTGGCGTTTGCATTAAAAACTACCAGGCCCACAAGCATAATGAAATTCTTAACAGCCATCGTGAGAATGCCCTCAGCGCAGCCAGCGCGCTGATTGATCTGATTGAGGAGCCAAACCAGAAGGATGCCGTTTTGCTGCAGGTGGCCAATGTTGTTTTCAGTATCCAAGACACAGGCTATACGAAACCCACCAGTTCAGAAGTAGATGTCATGAAGTCGGTTGTTGACTTGCTGGCCAAGCAAGTAGCCAAGGACAAGTAACTGAACCCCCTCAGCTAATCCCATCCCCCACCATGCCCCGACAATCGGGGCATGGACGCTTTACTCGACCCCCACACCGCCAGCTATGCCGGCAGCCGCACCAGCACCCTGGCCAATGCAGTCTATCTGCGCCTGGCCACGCCGCTGGGTAGCTGGTGGGCGGACCCGACGCTCGGCTCCCGCCTGCATGAGCTGCGACGCGCAAAAGACCTCAGCCGTATCGACGCGCTGGCGCGGCAGTATGCCGAGCAGGCATTGGAGCCGCTGCTGCGGGATGGCCGAGCCAGTCGCATTACCGTAGACAGCCAGCGGCCCCGGCCGGGCTGGCTGGTACTGCTGATTGCCGTCACCGCCGCCAGCGGTGCGCTGCAAACCTTCCGCTATCCGGTGCGGGTGGGCGGCTGATGGCTTATCCCTTGCTCACCATGGCGCAGATCCGCGCCGACATGCTGCGCGACATCCGCAACCTGCTGCCCGAAGCCGACACCGGCCCGGACTCCGACTATTTCATCCGCGCCACCAGCGTGGCCAGCGCGGTGGAAGGCCTGTACCAGCACCAGGCGTGGATGGTGCGGCAGATTTTCCCTGACACCGCCGATCATGATTATTTGCTGCTGCATGCCCGCTTGCGTGGCCTGGCTCCCAAGCCTGCGGTGGCCGCCAGTGGCCAAATACTGTTGCGCGGCAATCCCAGCAGCCCTATCGCCGCCGGGGTGCAGGGCAAGCGGGCAGACCAGCTGTATGTCAGCCGCGAGGCCGGGCGGATCGGCACCGATGGCACGCTGACGTTGGCAGCCTCCGCCATGCAGCCTGGGCTGGCCGGCAATGCGCCTGATGATGCCCGGCTGGAGCTGCTAGCCCCACCACCGGGCGTGCAGTCCCTGGCGGCATTGCCCGAGATGCGCGGTGGTGTGGAGGAAGAAAGCGATGCCGAGCTGCTGGCGCGGCTGCTGGATCTGATTCGCCGCCCACCTGCTGGTGGCAATGTGCACGACTACCGACGCTGGGCGCTGGAGGTGCCGGGCGTGTCGGCAGCTTATGTCTACCCGCTGCGGCGTGGGCTGGGTACGGTGGACATCACCATCACCTCGGCCGGTGGCATGCCATCGGTGGAGACACTGGCCGCCGCGCAGGCGCATATCGACACGCTGCGTCCGGTCACTGCCAGGCACAGCCTGGTGGCCGCGCCCACGGTGCGGCTGGTGGATGTGGAGCTGCAACTGGCGCTGTCCGGCC